GTTATATCAAACGTCTGAGATGTAGTTGTATCTATTGAAACTGTAGAGTCAATCCAGACTGGGAAAATAAAGCCCGCTTCTCCGCTTTCTCCTGATGCCATACTGTTAAAAAAAGTTACCCCTGGAAAAATTACACCAGAGACACCTGAATTTGTACATGTAATTGTTCCTGAAAGTTTAAAAGGAGAAGGGCCTGTATATGAAGTTACTAAAATATCTCCCGTGCTACCCACGACAGTAGAACCTAATTTTATTTTCATATTAAAAGTTCCACTATCACCGACTATATCCTGTAAACCAAACGCCTCAAATCTTAAAATACTCCCCAAGGAAAAATACCCAGCTGGGATTGTGAGGCTTCCCGAACCACTGAGACTATTAATTAATGATGTAGCGACGGCAACATTACTAACAGTTTGTTCTGATGTTGAAGAAAAAAGAAAATCCGAAGCAGTGCTAGTGCTAATATAACTCATATATTAATTAAATTATCCCCTAAACTAATCTTCTGTTCCCGTAATTTGACTAGACGCTCTTTAACTTTTAATTCTTCTGTTTTCATAATATATTCACTCTCTCTCTTAGCTAAATCTCTATCTTTTTCAGACAACAGATTAATCTTTTTCTGTAATTCTGACTCTCTTTCAGCAAACTTACGATCAATAGAACTCATGTCTTTCCTAAGAAGATCTTGGGTTATTTCATCTATAGCTTTTCTAGCTTTAGTTATATCCTTTTGAGAATTATCAAGATTATTTTCTGCAATTTTAAGTTCTTTTTCTTTTAAATTTAAAGCTTTTCTCTGAAATTCCACAGCATCTTCACTTATTTTGAGACGTTTTTCTCTTACTTCAAGACTATTTTCGCTTTGCGAAAGTTTTAACTCATTTTGTTTTAACACATTTTCACGAGTCTCTATTAAATTAACTTTCTCCTTGAGAGAGCTTTGCTTAACGCTAATTTCTCTCTCTAAATTTTTATAACCATCATTCCCCTGTGAAATTCTAATACTTAACTCTTCCAACTCTTTTTTTTTGCTTTTTAATTCAGTATCTAGTTTGCTAAACTCACGCTTTAGTAAATTAATTTCACTATTTAATTCGTCTATGAGACGTAATCTTTCTTGTTTCTCTTTTATAAGAGAAAAAAGCTCATTATTCAGTATATCAATTTTATTATTTACATTGGGAAGTAAAGACAACGAATCTTCATATATCTTCTGTGCATTAATAAAATCAGAATTTAAATTAGAAATTAATATTTTTTTTTCTTCTATAACAAACAACAACCTAGAAATCTCTTTATTGAGAAAAGATAACCTTTCCTCTAGGTCTTGAATTTTTGGTTTAGTTATAAATGACATGGTTTAAGACGAACCAACAACACGATAACGTATAAATCCACCCACTTGCACCGCACTCCCAAGATTCATTACAAAAGCCTCTCCTCTGGCACAAGTAATGACACCATGCTCATTCTGCATAGCGTTTTCTATTGTATAAGCCTGTTTAGTATCCAAAGGATACGGACCAGAAACAGCCGTAGAACCACTCTTAAAAGTTACAGTTACACCAGTTGTAGGCAAGATGTTTATATGATCAATGGCAATATAGCCGTCAGAAGGAGCGGCAATCAAAGTATTGTCTCCAGACGAAGCAGTATTAATTACCGCATTTCTTAAATTTTCAAATACACGCATAGTATTCTAATTATACATTATTTGATGCTCCTATCTTTACCCCCGTAAGGGGATAAAGTAGAAGCACCAATACTATTAAGCAGTAACCGCCTTTATTACCGCAAAGTTAATAATAATTGCACCCGTTTCTGCTGTAGTTGTGGACTGATTGTTTACTGAAATAATAAACGAACCAGCCGCAACAGTAACAACCTCAATAACAGTAACGCCCGCTACACCTGCCACGTTAGACGAGCCTGAGCGTTGCGAAACCAAAACAACATCTCCAATCTCAACTGTTGAATTAGTGACCGTAAACTCAGCACTAGCTCCCGCCGCAAGCGACGTTGTATCTGTTTGAATTTTACCACAATAAGTGTTTAGTGTGACACCAGTAGAACGATTAGTAATCTGTGTCACGGTTCCTCCCGCACCCGTTGCAAACCCAATACCAGCTCCTGTGGGGGCTGAAGAAATAATCCCACCAACCACAGTAATCTTACCAGATGACAAAACTAAATCTCCAGCAGTAAGAGTTAAAGCAGCAGTACCAATTGCACTACCAGCAATTACAGTCGCACCGAATTTAGCAACGGTAAACTTACCACCAAGACTCATGTACTTACCGGTCGTTAACCCAGCCTCAGCTGATGGCGAGTAAATACCAATACCATCAACCAAACCAGTAGCATTAACTGCCAGCACTGTACCAGCCGTTGTGGCGTTGGCTGTAATATTTACAAGTCCAGCATTTGATGTGGATGTGTACGCCCCAGAGGCTTGAATAGACACAATGCCATTTGTGGCAACTGCCCCTGCTGTCGCTGTAATTACACGGAGTAAGCTACCTGATGTCATTCCTGCACTTGGATCAGTAACATTAAGAGCAATACCCGTGGTTTGTGCTCCACCAAGAATACTCATAATTGTTCCTGATACTGTTGAGGCCCCGACAACATGGAATGCTCCAACAGTTGAAGCTCCAGATGTAAATGCCCCAGTCAAACCAAAAGAATAAATCCCATTCGTTGCTACCGCACCAGCCGTTGAACTTGTTGCTCGGATTAATGACCCAGAAGTCATGCCAGTTGTTCCAACAACATGTAAATTAATACCATCTACCATTGCGGCAGAAGTAATTTTTACAATAGTTGTTTCATCAGTAGCAGAGCTAATAAATTCAGATAACACACCAGAAGTACTTGTCGCTCCAGTATGATTGACATAAAGCAATCTACCTGTAGTAGCAATTACTGTTGAAGCAGAAGCAATATGAGCACCAATACCAGTAGTTAACGAATCAATGTCTGCAATAGTCAAACCCTTACCAGTTGTCATTGACGAAGCACTAATTGCAAGACCTGTTCCAAGTGCCAATGCACCTGAAGCAGTAACTTTTACAATTGTTGTCTCGTCAGCGGCGGCAGAATTAAACTCAGAAAGAATTCCCGTATCAGAAGCTGTTCCCGTGTGATCCACCTTGAATAGGCGACCTGCACCAGTAAGAGTTGTTCCACCAACCGATGAGGCGATGTGAACAACTATACCTGAAGTGACGGCGTTAGCTACGACATGGACCGCCTTACCTGTAGTTAGGGCGGCGACAGGAAGATACACCGCTGTTCCTGTAGTTAAACCAGAAGGAGTAACTGTTAGAAACGAAGATGTAGTATTACCTGTAAAAGCCCCAGAACCAGCAAAAACAAACACTGAAGCTGTTGTTGCTGTGTCGTTCGTTATGCTCAATGTGGCAGCGTTATCAGCGTCTGTAATGGTTAAAGAACCATCAGAAGCCACAATATCACCAGCCGTAAGCGTAACAGAGTCTGAACCTGCTGTTCCAGCGATAGTTGTACTCTTCATCACATTGACACCTAACTTACTAAATGACCAAGTACCACTTGTGCCATTTATATCCTTTCCAGTGCCAACATTTGTGATTTGAATAGTATCACCAGAACCTGCACCGCTATTAGTTAAGGT